ATTGTTAATGTGCCTCGCTTGACTGTCTTAATTATAGCAAAGTTACATACATAATGCAAGCGTTTTGCGTGCATTTTGTGAAAAAAGTCAGAGATTTTTTGTTGAACCTGTGGAAAACCCGAATAAAAAGCTACCGGGCTTGCAAACACAGTAGCTTAATCAAAGGTAGAGTTTCAACTGTTCGGGATTTCCGAACTGTTCAGTTGTTCGGAATTTCCGAATTACTCAACGGCTTCTTTCATCTGACGTACTAAGTCTAGAATAATAGTCTTAGCCGCAGACAATCCAGCCGCGATTGCAGATAATGCAGTAGCCATTGTTAAAGCGTATAACTCGTGCCAGCTCGCTGCGAATAGCAAGTTTACTAAGTTTACGCCTGCCAATAAAAATGTCGCGATAAACGTCTGCAAGAACGTCCATCCAGCACGAATAGCTACGTCTTTATAGTTGATATTCTTTAGTGCTTCTAGTGATTTCATATTTCCTCCTTATTTCTTAAATAGGCTTATTAGAAAATCGATAATTAGCTGTAGTAAGCTTTTGGTTGGTTTTTCAGTCTTTACTTCAGAAACTGGCTTTATTTCAGGCTTTATTTCAGGCGTCTCAGGTTTACTCATCGCCTTCAATTCTTCAATAGACTTATTCGTTGTATTGAAATCTAATTTTCCGTCGTAGCCTGGGATATTGCCACTTTCTGAGTATTGATGAATAAATGAGCCGTGTGCGTAATTGCCTGGATTTCCATAATTTGGATACCATTCGACATGGTCTAATCCGAGCTTTTGAATAATCGCATTACCGCCGTATGTTAGCACCTGCTTGCCAGTTCCCTGTAATACTAGATTGCGGAATGTCTTTAGCTCCTCTAGCGTACCCTCAAAGCCCGGCTCCAAATCGACGAATAGCAGTGGCGCGTTTACTTGTCTTTGAGCCTCAATAAACCGCGCTGCCTCAGCGGATACTCCACCCTCGCTGAAATATGGCAGCCAATATAGCCCCAATAATTTATCTCCTGCGGCTTTAGCGAATTTGACCAATTTAGGGTCGATTTTATTCGCATCTCCACCGAACGATTGACCGACATGACCAGCCTTGAGAATAACGCCAGCGAACTTATGTAAATGATTTACAATAGCGTCGTCTTGGTGATTTGAGATGTCTAATATAATCTTGCTGTAATCTTCTTGTGGTTCTTCTGGTTTTGGTTGAGGTGCAGATTGAGGTGTCAAATCTGGCAAATCGTGCAAATCTTTGTCCTCAAACAACTGACGGCTCATATATTTTCCGCTACGAGCAGTAACGTACCAAACAGTATCGCCAGCGACTGGTTGACCGTTCGTAACGTACCCCTTCATCGCGATTACATCGCCTTTTTCTAATTCCTGAAAAATAGCTGAATTCGTGTTAGCTTCTTCGCGAGCGTTGCCGCCTTCTTCCATTTTTCTATCTGTCGGTTGAGTTTCGTCGTAATCTTCGGCTATACATCTGCCGTCGCAACAATATGAATATCCGAGATAGTCTGGACCATAATTTCCCATCCAGCTCATCAATTCTTCAATACTGTTATAAATCCCTCTCGCTCCACTATGAACTTCACTGTCCTGGATTTCAATTGAACCGTCGGCGCGTTTTCTCATCAAAAAGACGTGTCCGTCATCTACATAAATGCCTCTTGAAAATCCCAAAAACCCAATCACCCAAATGCCAACAGGCGCAGAACCTGTGTTTATGCGACCCGCGTTCAATTCATTTAAGTACGCTGTTTGAGCGTTTGGCGAGCGAGTTAATGAGTTAATCGCGTCATCCACATATTGTAGACACCAGCCACTCTGAGCGCCGATATTTAGATTTGGATTGTAAATTTGCCTGACTGCCATTATTGCCTCCTATTTACGGTTTATTAACGACTCTCACAATTAAATCGACCATAAAGCCAATCACAGTAATTACTACTGTCATTACGCCAGCACCAATCTTGGCTTCGCTCTTGGACAGGTAATTGCCCTGCATCAGTTCCACGCGGGCTATCAAGGCTTTCAGTTCCTCAGCATCGGCTTTCGATTCAGCCAGCTGTTTGACCGACTCCGCCAGTCGCGACACGTTATCGTTTATTGAACTCAGCCTTTCGTTCAGTACGTCGTCGCGCGCAGTCATCATGATGCCCAACTCCCGCACCGTTTTGGGTGTTTGATTCATCGATTCATTATCTCGTTTATTATTCATTCTCACTTACCAGATTACAGATTAGACATACTCAACCTTCATCTCGCCGTCAGACGTAGCGAACGCGTAGATCTTGAACGTATTGCTGCCGAGGTCGACCAAGAAATCTGATATATTTAGCCACGTCTGTACACCGCCATTACTTCGCTGGCGCTGGAAATAGCGAGTGACATCCTCTAGCCCCGAGCCATGGCTACTGCGCCTGCCAACCATCAGCTTAAAAACCATACCCGACTGATACGTGCTGGCTTTCGGCGTAAATACGATTTTGAACCGCCTCAGAAACGTTGCGTCACGCTTGTCGATCGCCGCCTCTAACTTGATGCGAAATACCTGCACGCCGTCAGCACCAACACGCTGCGTGGCTTTCATTTCGGTAATTTCACGCTCGCACCGCGTAATGATTCGCGCCATCGTCTCCCCGTCTATCTCTTGAATCCTCATAACATCCTGCTTTCAGCAGTTAAATCAACATTGGTATTCGCCACCACAGCACACTTCATCTGTGTCAGCACACTGCTCAGTCCCTTTCGCACGTACGCGTATGCAAACCATCTGCGAATATGCCGCGCGTCACTCGATATTGGTATTATGTCAATACGAGTCGGTGCTGCACTGTTTATCAACATCTTGTCAATAATCAAATCAGCCAACAAGAATGTCTTATCCTTTTTTGCCGTCGCCGTGATGATAAATGGCACGCCAGAGGCTTGTTGCTGCCCGCCAACCACGTTAGCTACCTGATTAAAATCCCACTCGTCGTTGCTGGCACTCTCGTAAAACACCAGCCCGTTTGATGCCATCACCTGGTTAGTCTTGAGGTCGCGGATGTTGCGATCAAGTGACGTTAGAATGTCTGTCAGCTGGTTTCCAGGCAACATACTCAGCCGATTCATAGCAGGCTCGCTTTCATGCCGAACGACCCCTTATCTGTCCCCAGAAAAATACACTTGGCGTAGACGTATTTTGTTTGCCATGGTCGTGGACTGTCGATAGTGGCGCTGGCACTAAACACCAGTTGATATGGCACCTCTAACTTATTGATATCTGGCGAACTCTGATCAATAATACTGCCAGTAATCGGCTGCGCGCCCGCTAGCGTGTCAGGGTTATCGCCGATATAAAACTGTGGCAAAAACAGCACGTACGGCCACTGCTGTTTACGTGCGGTGAATGTTGTTTCAATTTTGATTATTCTTCCACTAGGAAAAGTCGGGTCATATGTGACAGGTATCATCGCGTCGTATTCCTGTGCACTTTTCGTTTCGTAATAAATAATGCCAGAGTTGTTGCTGGTTCTCTGTGTGGCTTTCATTTGCTCGGTGGCACGTAGCAGCGCCCGCAATCTGCCAATGGCACGCCGCTCCTCCACTAGGTTCAACCGCTCACTCATAGGTCATAATTATCCAGCGTTAAGGTTATCTCTTCGCTCATGTTCTCATCGACCTTGACAGATATTTGCTCGATTCGGTAATAACCGCTCAGTGGGCAAGACGAATACTTGCTTTGCTCGACAACTATACGATCACCGACACCGATATTGTTCAAATCAAACTGTGTGCCACGCACTGTGACGCGTGGCAAATCGACCAGGCGGCTCATCACCGCCACATCAGCCTCGCAGTGTCCCGCCAACGTCGATAGGTTCTTGATGCTATTGTATAGCTGTACTTTTTCACGCAAGATAAACTCCTGCTGGCTCAGTACGTCTTCAGCACTGTAGCGAATTGTCTCCTCGCCCATACCAGAGGCTTTGCCTATAATGTTGTTGTACAGGTTTGCCCCAGACTGCGGCAGCTCCATCCTGATAGCACCAATACCTAGCCCGTCATCAGGATAGTGTACTGTCACGTCTGGCCGTTCATTGCCAAGCGTTTGAAACGTCTCAAACTTACGGTCATAAGTGAATCGAAAATCAAACTTACCATCCTGCAAATTGGTTAGCGACACCAGCGCATCTTTAGCGTTGATATCCTCCCAGTCGTCCATTCTGTCGCGTCGTATGCCGGTGCGGTACTGCCTGCTGCCCCTGGTGATACCAACATCTCCGTTAGGTCGATTCTGCACCTCCTGGATAATATCCCAAGCAATGTCAGTAGCTTCAATTCCTTTCCAGCGACCGTTCAGGTATCGTGCGTCAATCAGGTTCAGGTAGCCGTCACACTGCACCAGCACCCTCGCATTGTCGGTGTTTAGGTTGCGGTTCGCCTCTACTACCACTGCACCAAATAAATACTCGCCGTTGCGCTTGACTCTAATGTCGCTCACCCATGGCTTTAAGATAGTGTTTGGGTTCTCGCCGATCCGTCG